CAATCATTGGTGAACTCGGAACTGAACTTTGTTCGTTAGAAAACAATTCTTCAACTTTTTCCTCATCCCCTTTGTGAAGGGGTAGGGGTTTTTGTTTCTCTGTTTGTTTCTCTGTATATTGTTTAATATGACGCGCCCGCGCGGAACGGGAAGAATCTTCCAAGTGGTCTGGAAGAATGTTCCAAATGGGTGTGGAAGAATCTTCCAAATGGTCTGCCCTTTCCGATGTAAGAATTGTAAGCGCAGATTGGCTGATTGTGTAATACTTCATTGCCTTTCCAGCCTTCAAATCAAACTGCTTTGACTTCACCAATCCCATTGCTTCAAGCGTCCGAAAAATCTCCCCAATTGTCCGCGCAGACCAAAACGGAAAAGAGAACTCACGCCATTGCTCGGCTGTGTTAAAAATCCACCTTTCGTCATCAACAACCTTTCCGCACTTCTTCTGTCCGCACCAGAAACGCAATGTTTGAAGAACAATGGCTTCGTGTAGTCCTATAAGTTTTGCCAATGATGGCTGAAAGACGATAGGAGTTTCGTCTATCAATAGATTTGATTTACTCATTATTAATAGGGCCACCCCATCGCCGTAGCAAGAAGACCGATTGAATGTCGGGTGGAAATTATCTACGGCAATGGTGGTGATATATTTGGTGTTTCGATTTAATCTTCTTTGCTCGGTTTCCACGCCGAGGTCTGATTTCTCAGACGCGCTAACCCTATCACTACTGATCGTGACAGGTCAAGAATTATTTTTTATCGTTAACGATAATCTAGGTCAATCTCCTCACGCTCGCACTTCACCCACTCCTCGATCTGGTCTACTAAATCAGTCCAAGCTAGATCAGAGATATTATCATCTGGGCAGTCGATAGCGTGGAGCTTGTGATGGAGTTCTAGGTCTTCGTTTTTAAGAAGGGCTAGTTCAGACCAGAGGATTCTTTTGCCAGAGTAGGTCGCGGCCCTCGCAGTAGAGTTGGGGCGCACTCCGAGAACTAGGTATCCTCCATTCCCACTAAATGTTTCTAGGGTGGAAAAGATACCTTCTTCCATCGCTTCGGCGAGAGACATATTTGTTATCAGAACAGACTTGCGAGCGAAGTCCATGAACTGGAACGCAGTCATATCCAAGTCGATGTTGTTCTTGTGATTATCCATGTCGCGGGATGGTATGAAAAAAAGATTGACCTGTCAATAAGATTGTTTAGACTTCATCATATGCATCAGTTAGAAGTCGCATACAATAGCTACCTATCAGCTATTGAACATAGCAGAAGCATCAAACATAACGCGCGAAAAATGTTCGGCGTGTATCTGCGCGACTGCCGCAATGGGCTTGGGTTGTCTGTCCGTGATTTGGGCGACAAGATCGGAGTTACTGGTAGCTTGATTAACCAGATCGAGACATCATCGAAATCCATACTGAAGAAGCAACACATCGAGAAAATAATAGCTCTATGCTCAGACGCAAAACTCCACTCAAAGCCAAAAGCGGATTCAAGAAAAGAGGAGGGAAGCTCAACCCAGTTTCAGCCAGACTCAAAAAGCGAAGCATTGAATACAGCAGGGTAAGGAGAGAGTATCTTGAAGAAAAAAACGGAAGATGTGAAGTATGTGATAGGGAAGCAACGGACATTCACCATAAAAGCGGCAGAGGCCGTAACACCTGCGAGAAGCGCACTTTCTTGGCTGTATGCCGCCCCTGTCACCAAAGAATCCACGACAACCCAGCGTGGGCGAAAGAGCAAGGCTACCTAGTTTACCAATTCAAATAATATGTTCAAATCACTTATCGTGTGCGAAGGCACATTCATTGACGAAAACCAATATAAGATTCGCTTCCGCCAAGACTATGTGGACTGCTGGATCAAGAAGACCGACCTAGAGAAACTTGAAATGCTAGGAACGACTTTCGGTGGAGACAAGGCTTGCAGAATTACAGTCAGCGAAGACCTAGCGAACTTGATGGAATTGCAAGGTGTGCTAGAGTAAACTTTTCATAGTGGGGGGACGGCAATCCCCCTCTTTCTAAACTAACCGAATCATCGTCTTACAATATGCGTTTGGGCATTGAAATGGCGATGGCTAATCTTTATCGTTAACGATAATCAACTTGACATAATCCTTTAATCGTATGATTTTTTAAGATGTATGGGTTGTCATGATGTCACAAATTATCAGTTAACCAACGCCAAAGATTCAATAAAACGAGCGTTATTTAGGGCTTGTGATTGTGCATCAGAATCATGCGAAAGTAGAGATGTTGCAGTTCAAGCCCAAGTTGCAGCGCAAGCATCGGCTGAATCGGCATCAAGTGACGCAAATCAATCTGAGGCTATATGGAATGATTTCCAAACAAGATACCTTGGAGCATTCCCATCAGCCCCTCCACCAGCCACAACAGGCGCACTATACTTTAACACGACTAGCAACAACTTCTTTGTATGGAATGGAAGCAGCTGGCAAGTTGTATCTGGAAGCGGAACAGTTACGAATGTAGCAACAGGCACAGGTCTAACAGGTGGCCCGATTGTCGCAACGGGAACTATAAGCCTAGCAAATACGACTGTAACTCCCGGCAACTACACAAATACGAATCTCACGGTAGATGCTCAAGGCAGAATTACCGCTGCTACAAACGGAACCGCTGGGGGCGTAACATCGGTTACTGGAACATCACCAATCGTGTCTTCTGGCGGAACAACACCCGCCATATCTCTGGCGAATACTACGGTCACGCCGGGAAGTTATACAAATACAAATTTAACTGTAGATTCACAAGGTAGAATCACATCAGCATCAAATGGAGCCGCTGGTGGAGTTACGACATTCTCTGCTGGAACTACTGGTCTAACGCCAAATACAGCAACTACTGGAGCTATAACGCTGGCAGGAACCCTAGCACTTGCTAATGGAGGAACTGGGTCAACAACGGCATCTGGCGCGAGGACAAACCTATCTGCGGTAGGAAGTGATATTACAGGAATTGGCGGGGCAACTCAACTAACCAACATGATGCAAATCACATCAGCGGGGTATAGCGCGATCACTCCAAACGCTAACACTCTCTATATTATAGTTGGATGAAATTATCTGATTCATCTGCTGCGTGGGTTGGAAATAGCGTTGTTAGGGCAGTAAACAGTATAACGACACTATTTCACCACTTCTATGTCTACACAGACTTCCTGCTATCAGCGGCAATTTCTGGTGCTGTAGGAGCTATCAAAGACGGACTAGGAATTCTTACATTTTCAGCGACCAATACATATTCTGGAAACACAGCAATCAATTCTGGCGTTCTATCAATTACAAGCACAGCAGCTTTGCCGGGATGGAATGTCAATGGAAGATACTCTGTAGAAGCAGGAGCGACATTGGCTGTCTACAATGTCGTTGTAGATGCAGATGTTGTTACGATGCTTGCAACAACAAACTTCAAAGCAAATTCAGCGATTGGTTTTGATACGACATCTGGGGCTAGAACATACCCGAATGCGATTACCAATACCGCGCAGGGAGTATTAGGACTAACAAAGCTCGGCGCGAATACATTGACGATTTCTGGAGCGAACACCTACACAGGCCCGACTCTGGTTATTGCAGGGACACTTGCCACATCGACAGCAAATAGAATTCCAGATGCGTCTGCCGTTACGATTCTTGCTGGCGCGATAATTACTCTCGGAGGTTCCGACACCCTTGCCACTCTTGCTGGAGCCGGGACATTAACCTGTGGTGCAAGCGCATTGACTCTTAACTCCGCGAACTCCGCGACATTTAGTGGGACTCTAACCAATACAGCAGGAACATTTACAAAGACTGGATCAGGGGTTCAAACACTTTCTGGATCAACGACTGTTGCTGCTCAGGTTCGCCTTGATGGTGGTGGAATTATATCCAGCGGGACATTTACTCAAACAGCGGCAGCAAGTTCTCGTAACTTTCAAATAGCACTTAATGGAGGAACAACAGCAACGCTCACCGTGTCTGGTGGAACAATAACTATTACTGGATTATTCTTTGGAGATAATAACGGCGGATCAGCTACCGTTAATTGCAATGCTGGAACGCTTCAGAATAATGGAGAAACTTGGATGACTGGTCTTGCCAGCACACTTAATGTTAATGGCGGAACATTTAATGGATCAGCTTATGATATTGGTGGTGGTGGTGGAACTACGACAAGTATTGTAAACATAATATCTGGGACATTTGCATTAACTGGGAACCTTCGCTGGGGTATCGGCGGCGCGTCTGCAACATCTGTAATAAACCTAGATGGCGGAACATTCCGTTGCAATAACTGGTTCAGGAATGGCGGAACGAATACATTCAACTTTAACGGTGGAGCATTCACTACAAATACTAATAATTTAACGATAACGCAGCCGCTTATATCCTGCTTGATTAAAAGTGGTGGAGCTATATTCGGAAATGCTGTTACGCTTATCTTCGATACAGTTCTAGCAAATGCACCTAGCGTTTCAGGGAATCTCGTAATGAATGGAACCGGAACACTGATTCTTCGTCAGGCCAATACATTCTCTGGAACGATCACGATCAATGCTGGAAGCCTTAATTTCGGCAATGGTTCTACAACCGGATCGGCTGGCTCAAGCAGTGGAATAAACAACAGCGCAACGCTTACATTTAACCGCACTAATACAATAACGCAGGGAACAGACTTCCCTGTTATTAGCGGAAGCGGAATTCTTATTCAGGCGGGAAGCGGAACAACTATACTTGGTCTATCAAATAGTTACACAGGAGAAACTAGGATCAACGCTGGAACCTTGAGATTAGGCAACGCTAATGGATTTGGTTCTGGAGACATTCGCTTTAACGGTGGAACGATGCAATATGGAAGTGGCATTACAGCAGATGTCTCATCGAGAATTGTAAATAACTCCTCCGCTATTCGCATAGATACCAATGGGCAGAATGTTGATTTCGCATCTCTTGGGTCAACCAATACTGGAGGATTTGTTAAAACCGGAACTGGGATATTAACAATGTCTGGCTCTGGCAATACTTATACTGGAGCAAATACAATTAGCGTAGGGGAAATGACATTCTCTGGAACCTATACCGCAACAAATGCCGTCAATATCAATGGTTCAGCTAATCCAATATTAAATATCAGCGGTAATTTTACACAGACATTTACTGGAAGCGGCGTGCGTAGCTTCCAGCTCGCAGTCAGTGCAGGAAATACAGGAACAGTAAATGTAAGTGGATCAGCAGTTGTTACACTTAATGGAGGGATGATGCTTGGTGATAACGGCGGTGGCAACGGAACATTCAATCAAACAGGGGGCACGGTCAATACCAGCACCGGAGGCGTTTGGTTGGCTGGGGCTGTCTGCTTGTTGAATGTATCAGGGGGAACTTTCACAACACCCGGTATTGAGTGCGGTGGTGGAACTGGTGCTGGGACATTAACTGTCTCTGGAACAGGAACAATAAATGCGGGTAGCCTTATTCTAAATCGCGGAAGCGGTGTTGGCGTATCTGCTGTAGTAAATGTAAATGGAGGAACGCTGACAACTACTGGCATTTCCCATGTCACTACCGCTAGACCAGCAACTATAAATTTCAACGGTGGAGCATTCACAAGTCTTAATACAATGACGATACCGTCAACAGTATCGTGCGTTGTTAAGTCCGGTGGCGCTATTCTTAATCCTTCTGCTGGTCAGCTTAACATTCCGAGTGCGCTTACTACAGATGGGGCAGGAGGAGGGCTAGTTAAACAAGGAGTGGGCAGCGCATCTCTTACTGGCGTTAATACATATACAGGATCGACATCAACTCTTGTTGGAAGTCTTATCGTTTCTTCAGCTTCGTTCCAAGTGAATACAGGAAACAAGTGCAACCAAGTTACATTCACGAATACATCTGTTACTGCGAACTTCACAATCGCTCCGACAATCGGTGACACATTCAAGTTCTTTATCGGATCAACGGTTCAAACTGGATTATCTGTCACGCTTACAGGAACTGGAGTTGCTGGAAGGTCTGGAACATACGATTCATCAACTTCAACATTGACGATCACTTAATCCTCGCCATCGTCGTCTGACATATAGTAGTCATCGTCCTGCATCGGTTTAACCTGTTCCTCGCGCCTAGCCCAGAAGCGATCAGTTGGGACGGGTTTATCGTTACCGATAAAAGTTAAACCATTGCGGCGGGACATCTCTAGCGCGTAGAGAAACGAGTCAGCCAAGTCAGGCGAGAATCCAGTTCTACCCTTGTAGTCATCTTTAGTCTCTACGGAAATCTTCTTGTTCTTGGTTCGATACCTACGGAGACAAAGTTCGCGTCCTAGTTCACCAGATGCTTCGACTCCATAGATCACACGAGCCTTAAACCCGTGGAAGCTCTGATACCAATATTCGGAGATAAGACGATCATAGACTTCGGTGCAGGGCCGCTTATCTACATCGGCTGCGATGCGATCAGTCGGGCGACCCATAGAAGAGATAAGAGCGATAGATGAACCATCCTTATCATGTCGCAGCCACTCTCGCATGATAGCCTGCCCAATTCGACCACCATCACCGCTGACATCCATACCAAACTTACTAGGCTTCACATCATGCTTTCGGCAAAGCTCAACGACCTTCGCGGCGACTTGGACATCAAACTCGGTAGCTTGACCAGCGGCGATCTGGATGACTTCTTGGTTTTCTAGATACATTACCTTCTGAGATGTTCCACGGACATATCCTAACTTACAGACTGTGAGGACGCATCGGTCGCCACCAGCCGTGAAAGCAGTATCGAATCCTGCAATATTGATGAGGTCATTGTGATCCCAAATAGGTTCAGAGTAGGTATCAGCATTCCGAATGACATCGGCGGTTAGGATTGTTTGGGCAAATCCAGACTTGGGCCACCAGCCAATAGCGTTACGAACATAGTCCACAGAGTTCTCATCTCCATAGGACATCTTTAAAATGTCCGCCTGCTTCTTGCGATCCATTAGGAATGGGAATGGAGAAGGCTCATCGGGAGGAGCTTGGAAGTTAGGAGACTTCATGCCATTGTAGAACAAGCATACGCCTGTTTCAGTTTCCCACTTCTCCATATCAGCACTCACCGCATCGAAACTAGTGTGACCTTTAGGCATAGCCCATCGGGTGTGAGGATTGTCACCAGCGGACGGGTTTCCGATACCAATGAAAACCTTGTCATCGTTAGAGGAAAGGTTCTGCCTGATGTTAATCGCGCCCATCTCCATTTCTGGCAACTCGTCCAAGGCTACGCGAATCCTATCGTTCTTACGACCACGGGTGGTATCAATAGCCTTCTGACCTTCAGAGCCGGGAGGGAATGCAATAGCCTTGATAGCATTGCGGTAGTCCTTTTCATCATCACCAGACGCCCCACCCCACACAATCATGTGGCGATAGTCAACGAGGTTTCCAATCTTATTGGACGCACACTTCCAGAGTTTCGAGATGATACCCCAGATACGATCTTCGGACGCTCCCAAGGTTGTAGTGGCTACCCAAGAGGATGTGCAATGCGGGGCAGCACACCAATCCAGATAAATCCAAAGACCAACAGGAAACGACTTACCCATCGAGGCCGCGCCTGCGAGACACACATCGTCATTGTTGCACAACTCCTCAAGAGTCCTAAGAAGTTGGGTATTGGTATAACCTCTATTCTTAATCACAACATCAGTCGGCCACATATACTGAACAGCTATGATAAAGTGTTCAAATGGCGACAAAAGTTTGTAGTCAGAAAGTTCCATGTTCTTCTTAACTCGCATTGTCTTCCCGTAGTCACCACGGGTTAAAGCGTAGCAGTAAAGCTCGATCTCAAGCGGGTTCATGTTTTCTGGGAAGACCATCCCATATTTCCGAATGCCATTTTGAGAAACAATTTTTCTTGACATAGGAATGATGAAACCTCATCTTCACGCGCAAGGCAAGATGAAACTTAAAGAACCTCGACGCGCTCCTGTAGGTGGATGGTATTACAAGTATGTAATCACTCGTAATAACCTAGATTTCCCAGCGACTGTTTACGGAGAATCATTGTCACGCTTGATCGAGAATGTTAACAAAGACATGAGATCAAACGGCGTTACTGCGCCAAACGATCTTGCTGATGTAATTGAAACTCAAATCTGCGAACGCCAACCAGCGGAAAGGTGTTGGATGGGAGCGGGAGATCATGTTGCACAAGCTATTCATGGAGTAGCAAGAGTAGTTGACAGGATAGCAGGAACAAGACTTGAACAAAAAGCAAAAGGATGCTCTAGTTGCAGGCAACGCCGACAAGCGTTAAACAGAATGTTCAACAAATAACTCTATCGTTAACGATAACTCATTATGCCTATCTCAGTCGGATCAGACAACTTCAGCTTATTAACTCTCGGCCCAGATGGTGAAGTCCCAGATACTAGGATTTCATCTTCCAACCACGCTTGGAATATTGCAAACAATCTCGCCCTGTCAAATGTTGGCCGCGAGAATAAACGCATTCGGGTATACAAAAGCTACAAGAGGTTTCCGCCTACTGGCTATAGTAAGATAGCAGAGAAGAAGTTACCTTGGCAGGCCGATGTGAACTGGGGGCAGATGGAGTTCATCGTCAACAACCAAAAATCTAGTTACTACGATGTAATTACAGAGCGTCAGGCTTGTGCAACAATCGAAACTAAATACGGCAATGAAAAAGAAAGGCTCGTCCACACAGAAAACATCACTCTCGCGTTCGACAAAGCGATCCGAGAATGGCCGGGGTATCTCTACAACAAAGAGCAAGAACTTGAGTCGATGCTGCTCTACGGAAAAGGCATCGGTATGTGGCACAGCCCTCTTGGGTGGATGCCAGAATACATACCGCTTTCTGACCTATTGTTCCCTGATGACATCAAGGTTGATTTCTCAAATCTGGAAGAGTTTGTGCGGCGAGTTCGACTCACCCCGTATCAACTCTACAAGATCATCGAAAACCGATCTGCCGCCGAAGACCTTGGGTGGAATGTCGATGCAGTCGTGGACGCCATTAGATTCCACAAGGCTTTTTCAGAACACAACAAAACAAGGGAAGACTTCTTCCGCACGATCTCGGAAAGTGGATTCAACTGGTCTCTCTCCGTCAATCAAAAGATTGACCTCTACGAAATCTACTGGAGGGAGTTCGACGGCAAAATCTCGAAAGCAGTCATCCTCCAAGACTACAACCCGATCAGCCAATACATCAACCAGTATGTCAAAGGGAGCGAAAAAGTCAGCGAAGCAATTGTCCGTGACCAACATGGTTTCCTCCAACTTAATGTCGGGCTTTTCGACAAGTGGGACGAAATCATCTATATGCTCACCGACTCGGTGGGTAGCGGATTATTCCATGACATCAAGTCCCAAGCGGAAGCGGCGTTCGTAGCCTGCCGCCAGTATGACTTCACGATGAACGGGCTTGTTGATGCCGTTCGTCTTAACTCAATGCTTCTGTTGGATGGCGGCTCGCCAGACTCAACCAAGATGTTGAAGCAGATGGAATGGTTGCCAATCAGCGTCATGCCAGACGGAGCTAAGTTCATCCAGAACCGCTTCCAACTCCCAGTAGCAGAGAGCATGGGATTCATGCAGTTCTTCATGGGAGATATGTATAGGGG